AGAAAAGGTGGTTGATCTTCGCGGTAAGGCCCCCCCAGATATCGGACGCTTAAGGCGCCAGCTAAAACATGGATGGAAGGATTGGAGAAAATGAAAATCACCAAGTCCCAACTTAAACAAATTATTAAAGAAGAGATCTCGTATGTCCCCCAGCTTATGGATGATGTCGCTCTCGACATCGTGAAGGTATTGGGAAAGCCAGAGTATGCTAAGCTGGATTTTGCACATTTCGAGATTGCCGATCAAATTGCAAAGGCGCTTGAACAGGTTGCAAGGGACATAAGAGATAATGCAAGAACGAGATCATGAAAATCACCAAGTCCCAACTTAAGCAGATCATCAAAGAAGAGCTTGAAGAAGCGCTTAATATTGGTGGCGGGTCATTCACCATGGATGACCCGCGCCCAGAGGAAGCAGCATTTGAAAAGCTAAGAAAAGTTATGGGTCTCGTTGAGAAGGCGATGCTTTATATGACAGGCGACGAAGAAGGTGGTCTGAATCCAGTAGAAGTGTTGGACATGGTGCGCACAATTGTTTTGGAGAATTTAGAAGAAAGAGAAAATAATCCTTGGGCAATCTGTACAGCATCAGTTGGGCGAGAAGATAAAGAGAAATATGAGAAATGTATTAAGAGCGTAAAGAAACAAAACAGGAGTAAAGAATGATGGAAACAACAAAAGCATTTGTTGACACATGGCTATCGAAATTAACATCTCGCAAGCTGTTAGTGTGGACAACAGCAACGGCACTCACATTCACGGGACATGTCGTCAGTGAAGATTGGGTAATTATTTCGGCAATTTACATTGGCGGTCAAACAATTATTGACGGTATTGCTAGATTGCGAGGACACAATGATTAAAAAACAAATTTTAGAATTTGTTTTAAAAAACTGGAAAGCAATATTAATCGTATTGCTTCTTCTAGTTGTGGTACTGAAGACCCGATATGACTACCACCTGATGGAAACCGCATATCAGACAAGAATAGAATCCACAGAAGCACAGATCGAAGGATTAAAAGATATCCATGAACAAGAGATGCACGAAAAGCAATTGCTTATGGAGAGCTATCTTGATAGGCTCGCTTCAATAGAGGCAGACTATGAGACCAGTCTTCGAGACTTAGATGAAGAAAGAGAAAGAAAGACGCGAAAATACGGCAGAAAATTCAGCGAAGACAAAGAAGGACTAATTAAAGATATAGAGGCCACGCTTGGATTGAAATATGTTTCTCCTTAATTTGTTATTTGCGCTCACCTTAACGGCAAACGCCGATCGGTCTCAGTTTACTATTCTGGGGCACAAGCAATGCGCACCATTCGAAGGCGTCCTGCTTAGTAAACAAGCCACAGCCGAAGTATTATCAGGGTATGATCGCTTTCTCCCAGCATGCGACAATCGAGTTCGATACGAATTAGGTAAACAAGAAGAGAAACATCGTTTAGTATTAGAAACTCTGAATATAGAACACAAGGCACGCACGGAAGAATATGATTTGTTTATCAAACATAAAGATAGGGAAATTCAAGCACTTGTAAAATCATTAAAAAAGACATCTCCGCGTAATAAAACTTGGTGGTTTATCGGCGGGGTCGTAGTTGGAACTGCGGTCACATATGGAGCATATAAGGCTTTCGATGAAAGATAAAGACACAAATCATATTGCCGCGATAGAGAAGGCAATAGCAGAAAAGTATGGACCCGAAGCAATTGCCAATCCAAAAGCGAATTGGGACGAGACCAAAGAAAAAAAATACCTCAAGCAGATGAGAGAGCTATATCAAAAACATAAGAAAAACGAAGAAGCAAATGAGAAAGTTGATATTAACGGTATAAAGGTATCAAAAAAACTACTTAATAGAGAAATATTATTACACTGTTTTGTTTGTGGGGCTTCTGCAAGGAAAGCAATAGACAATGTTTGTCTTGTTAAGTTTGATTGCTGCAATAATTGTTATGTTAAGTACGTAGAAGGACGAGAAGAGAGATGGCTTGGAGGATGGCGCCCAAATGAAGATTAAAAAAAGTGATATAAAAGAGGCCATCATTGGCGCCCTGAACGAACAAGAAGAGCCGTCACCGGCAACACAAGATAAAACAAAATTTAAACGCAAATCAATGGCAGCATCATCATTTGCAAAAGCCGGCAAGGCACAAAGAACAGAAGCAAATCCTGAATTAACAAATCTAGAAAAGGGAATTGTAGATCAAATAAGTAAATTTCTTTTAGAGCTTGCCGAGATGCCCGGTGTTGATTTAAGTTCAAAAAGAGTGGTACTCCAAAGAGTATTTGATTTACTCAAAAAGCGAGTGGGCGCCCCAGAAGCAGGAGAACAACAGAGCGTTACAGAAATGTGCGGCCCTGCGCCGTCACAAGAGACACCGACGCATTCAGCTTCTGTGGATGGCCATGGCGAAGGCCGCATGGCAAAATCACAATTATATCGCGCCGCAGAGTATGCAACAGAATTAGAACAGATGATAGAGGATGGAGAAGAGCTAGATGCGTGGGTACAGGCAAAGATCACTAAGGCATCTGATTACCTTTCTTCTGTTAAACACTATTTAGAGTATAAGAAAATGAGAGGAGACCAGTAATGGCAACCGTATACGAAATTGTACAAGGGCTTTCGCAGGCCGCAGCTAATGCCTATGATGGAGCATTAGATGAAAGTGGAGAGCCTTTGCTCGCAGGGCTCCAAAGAGAAGAGGGCAATCCGCTTCTTGATAAGAGAGTGATGGATGGATTTAATGTTGTGTTTTATGGGAACATGATGTGCATAGGATATCATTCTGAAATTCAACTTAAGGAAGTTTATACTAAGGGTTTTGAATCTGATGTAGAGCAGCGCGTAGCCGACGTAGCTTCTTTTCTTCGAAAAGAGTATCGCAAAATTACCGGCAACACTGTTTCATTAACCAAGAAAGGCGAAATTGACATCCGTGTTGAAAATTCTTCCCGGGTACGCTCTTGGGTAACAGCCAAGATGCACTATAAGGTCGGTGGCCTATCCGAGGATATGCAGAACTATCCCGAATCAGGACCCAGTGTTGAGCGTAGTTGGGTAACGTTTCTCAATCAAGGCGGCTGGAAGGGCAAACGCCCGAAGAATGATACTCGCCCTAAAAATAGCGGAGAATAATCAGAATGAATATTTCTCGTAACGATCTTTATCGCATTATTCTAGAAGAATATCTGAAAGAAGAAGGGGTCACAGAGTCAAAGGCTGCCCTGGATCTGTTGCGAAAGATAAAAGGTGATCCAGACTATGATCCTCGCAAAGACCCCGGCGCCCCCTCATACAATCCCGACTTTAAAGGAGGCGATGAAACCGTTGCTGACGAGCCACCGACGGCCGACAAAACCTATCCTATGGAAAAGCCATTCCGCGCCGAAATGAGTCAAGATGAACTTGTTGTCACAATTGGGGAACTGATTCAGGGAAAGGGTCCCGAAGAAGTATCAGAGATATTTGAACTGGTTTTTGAAAAGCTTCCCGGCGTCGATCTCGGCGAACCAGAAGAGGAGGAGCCCGAATCGCTTTACACCCCCGGCGCCGAAGGGCGCCCAGTGGCAGGCTTCCAACTTGAGGAGCTTTTGTCTTTAATTAAAGAGGTGCTGGCAGAAGGCCACTATTTCGACATGGGCGCCCCAGATGAGTTATACGACGTATCAGATCCAGAGGGTCTTAATCAAAAATCTGACGATGAATTAATTCAAATGATGCATGTTGAGGGCATGGAGAAAATGATTGTTTTAGATGGAGAAGGCAACCTCGCCAACAGGGATGAGGTTGTTGCGGCACTGAAAGATGTATGAGTTTTCAATTAGACAAAAAAGCGCAGGTCAAGGAAATATTAAAGTGCGGTAAAGATCCAATTTATTTTCTCAATACATATGCCCGCATATCACATCCGATGCGCGGCCTTATTTTATTTAACACCTTTGATTACCAAGACGATTTGTTAAAATATTTTAATGATTATCGTTTTAATGTGATAAACAAAGGCCGCCAACTTGGCATTTCAACACTTACAGCCGGTTATATTGTTTGGATGATGTTGTTTCATCGCGACAAATCTATTCTTGTTATGGCAACCAAATTTGAAACTGCTGGCAACTTGGTGCGCAAAGTTAAAAGTATTATGAAATACTTGCCTGATTGGGTTCGTATCGCAAAGATCTCAATTGACAACAGAACGTCCTTCGAGCTTTCAAATGGATCTACTATTAAGGCTGCCTCAACCTCGGGCGATGCCGGCCGCTCCGAAGCATTGTCGCTTTTAGTGCTTGATGAGGCTGCTCACATCGATGGGCTAGAAGAGTTGTGGACCGGTTTATATCCCACGTTATCAACTGGTGGTCGGTGTATCGCCATTTCAACCCCAAATGGCGTTGGGAATTGGTTTCATAAAATTTGTGTTGGCGCCGAATCTGCCGAAAATAATTTTAAATTAACAACTTTTATGTGGGATGTGCACCCCGAGAGAGATGAAGAGTGGTTTAAGAAAGAGACAAAAAACATGTCCAAGCGCCAGATTGCACAAGAGCTTGAATGTAATTTCAATACTTCTGGCGAGACCGTCATTGATTCAGATGCCATGGAATGGATAATGTCTAATATTCGCGAGCCGAAATATCGAACAGGCTTTGACCGCAACTTCTGGATTTGGGAAGAGTACGATCCTGCGTACAATTATTTACTAGTTGCAGATGTTGCTAGAGGCGACGGCGCAGATTATTCCACATTTCATATTGTAAAAGTAGAGACACTAGAGGTTA